CAGGAAATCGTGTCCGACTTCGTGTAGCCGGGAGACAGCGGCGTGAGCAGCGCGGTATCGAACGCCGTCGCCTGAGTGTAGAGCCCGTTCAGATCCGGGGAGTTGCCGTTACCAAACAAAAGCTCGACCTCTTCTCGTTGATCCACGGCATAGCGCAGCGCGTTGTCGATGAGCGCGGCCAGTTCGGCCCAATCATCAAGAACCTGTCGCGAAGCAGGGATCCACGATGCAATCGTTTCCACTTTCTGCGATCCGGTCGTGAACGTCAGCGCATTCTCAACCTTCGCCGAAGATTCCGTCTGCATCGACGCTGCCGCCTGCGCAGAGTTCACCTTGACGAAGTCGATCATGCCGAGATTGGTCGGACGCGACGGCAGAATGTTGCGCATCTGTATCGCCTGCCGCGCTTCCAGCACAACGCCAGGCGTACGGTCGATCTGCAGCACGCCGGGAGTCGGGAATCCGGCGGCAGCACGATCAATCGTGGTCTTGTGCTCCATGTAATTCTGATAGTTCTTCCCCGAGATGATCACATTCGCCATGCCGCGTTTGTTCTCTCTCAGGGTCTTGAGGCCGAGGTCCTCACTGAGGATCTGTTCCAGTGATTTCTGCTCGGTGGCCTGCGAATGCCTTTCGGCGAGCTTTGCGTCGATCCCGTCCAGTTGCTTCTGCAACTGACTGAGTTGCTCCGCGACGTTCGGCGGCATTCCGCCGTATTTTTTCTCCATTTCCGCGGCCATCTCTTTCAGTTCTTTGTGTTGAACGAGAACCTGATCGAGCTTGCCCTGGAGCTCTTGCATGCCGACGGGCAGTGCGGCATTGGCGACGAGAATGCCGGCGACTGCCGGCGCGCTCATCAGGTGAATCAGGACGCCGATCGCAAGCACCGCGATCAGTCCCGTCATAACAAGGCCGAGCCCCATGCCGATATCCGGCGTGGGCAAAGGATCAACCTTCACGACCGAGCGGCAGCAGTGGATCTGGAACCACCGCTTGCGGTCGTAAGGCGCAATTCTGCGTCTGTCCATTGAATTTTCTCCTGTGGATGAAAAGTGGTTTTCTTACTTGCTGGAGAGTGCGGCGTTCGCCTTGGCGAGCATTTCTGTGAACGCGTCGGCTATGGCAGCATCCGCCGAGTGGTCTTCATCCGGCTCGGACTTGGTCTCTGCGGCTGGTGTCGTCAAAGTGGACGGACCGGCTTTGGTCTCCACCAGTGCAGAAAGGGAACTGTGGGCGTCTAAGAGTTTTTCGCAGACGCCTTTGATCTTTTCGACATTCGCGGCGCTGAACTCGGCGCCGGCTTTGACTTCGGTGTGCTTTTTGGACCAGCTATCGTTTTCCTTGATCCCGTAGACTTCCGCGAGCGTGTCCAAATACGTCGGGAAGAACTCGGCAAACGCGTCGCTGAACTGCTGCAGGATGGTCTGGCACATCGCGACCTTCTCGTCGCGTTCCATGTCCGACCAGACCAGGGAGGACATTGCGGTGCGCAGCGCCTCCATCATCTGGTAGTAAGCGTCGAGGGTCTGATACTCCGAAAGCTCTTCGTTGAAGTCGCCCTTGGTTTCTCCGTTTGCCTTCACGCCGCTGATTAGCGCGCGCTCGTTCATCGGGAACGTCACCAGCGAGCCTTCATACAGCTTGATCTCTTTCAGGTAACGAACTCCCTTTTCGACGACGTCCTTCACGGACTCATAGCCGATGGACATTCCCTTCACGACTCGATTCTTGATCAGCACATAGGCCTTTTGTGCCTCCGGCAGTTCAAGCAGAAGCTTTCCTTTCGCCCAGAGCCCGTCCTTGCGGTCATCGAGTTCGAGCTCGCCGATCGGCATGTCCGCCTTGTGTTGCCACAGCAGAGGAACCTTATTGCCGCGCTCCTTCAGCGTCTTCGTGTACGCGCCAGGCTCCACGACGTCGGCGCCGTCGTCGATGTTGCCGTAAGGCGACAGCAGGCCCTCGAAGGTTCCCTCGGCCGTGATTTCCTTAATCTCAAAGCGAAGGCGGGATTTGATTTTCATGGTGTCGTTCTCCTAAGAGTTGAGCCTTGATGTCGCTGGGCGTGTCTTTTGAGAGCATGGCGCGCTCGGCTGCTGTAGGTTCGCCAGTGCCAGGAATCGTTTGCATGTTGAGTTGGATGTGTCGGGCCTGGCCGGCCCCATTCGCAAGCGTGTTGCGATCTTCAAGTTCAAGAACGTCATCAATGCACATGTGACCGTTCTGGAGCGCGCTCGCATAGCCTTCCATCCGTGTCTTGAAGTCGCCAATCAGGAAGGCGTTCAGATTGAAGCGGAGGAAGTAGTTCTTTTCTTTTTCCTCTGGCGTGAGGACGCAACGATTGAAATCCTGCTCCCAGCGGTTGACCCAATCGGCGATCGTGATCGTTTTGAATTCCAGGAACAGCTGCTCGATGTTGGAAAACGTCGCCTTCGACAGATCCCCGACAAGATGCGGACTGACGCCCCACCATCGCGAGAGTTCAGAGACGGTCCACTGGCGAGACTCCAGCGCTTGGGATTCGGCCAGCGTCGTGCCGATCTCGTGGAGTTTCGTGCCGTCTTCGCTAACGTAGGCGTTACTCGGATCGCTGTAGACCTGCTTAAACTCGTCGCGCCACTTCTTAAATTCATCATCGTCGGCAAACTTGAACGGCCGTTCCAGCCAGAACGGCTTGCGGCCTCCGTTCGACCAGAAAGAGCCGACGTGACGCTCGGCAGCGATCGCGGATCCTATCGACTGGCGGCCGACTTGCAGCACGTTGTGACCGCGAGTTCCGTCCCAGCTCAGACCGCGAAGGTGGAAAATATCGTGCGGCTTTCCACGTTCAACGATGTAGTCGCCGTCCTTGCCGCCGAATTCGTTGAGGATCGTATAGACCAGGCGCTTGCGCCCCTGCTTCTCGCGATCGACAGCAACTTGTCCAGGAAGTAGCTTCTCCAGTTCTATAGCGACGCCTGTTCCGCTACGTCTGTGAATCTTCGAGAATCCGTCACCTTCGAGCAGGCAGTGGCCGGTCTTGGTTTCCTTCCAACTCCGCGCCGAGACTTCCGGGTTCGGCTCGTCGTGCATCGCGCGGAACATCGGATGCTCGGTCGCATCGCGCTTTCCGCCGGTAACCGCCTGCATCAGATTCGCCGGCAGCCGGCCAATGGTGCCCGTCACGAGTCGATAGGACGCCCAGACGACGGAATGATTCAGCGCCGTGTCGCGCGTGACGCTCTGTCCGGACCAGGTCGGCATACCCGCGCCGAGAGCCGCCATGATCGTGGGGTACTTGCGGAGAAAGTCGAGTTCTGTAGTGCTGAAACTGACGCCGGCGGCGCTCTTCAGGTTCAGCGACAACACTTCCCCGCGATCGGCCGCGAATTCTTTCAGGCGTCTTCGAATTTCAGGAAACATCAGATGTAGCGAATCGGGGAATAGCGGGCGAACTTCTCTTTGAAAAGCATCGCCCGCGAAAGCGCCATGATGCCGGCGACGATGCCGTCGATCTTATTCGCGTCGCGCTCTTTCGTCGGGTAGTAATACTTCACGGCGCCGCCAGTTCGACCCAGCTTTTTGACGACATTGCCCATCATCCAGTTCAGAACCGGATCGTCGGGATGTAGCAGCTTCTGTGAATAGACGTGGCCTTCCATCTCCTTCATCGGTTCGCTCATCTGCTGCGGGCCTTGCGTGATTTCAACGCAGTCAAACGAGGCCCACTCCTGGACGTTGCTGATCAGGTAGTTCGCCTCACGCGGGTCAAACGACAGGGACTGGACTGCAAACTGTGACTGCGCGTCGCGAATGTCCGCCTCGATACGAATGAAATCCGTACGGGCACCGTCGGTCTCGATGATCAGCCCCTGGTCGCGCCATTTTCGATAGTGGGCGTTGTGTGGGAGTTCAATTGTTTCCGACGGCAGGTAGTGACGCGCGAACAGCGCAAACAGACCGGGTTCCAGTTCGAACAAATAGGCGAGGTCTGCGATGTCGATCTTGCTGGCGAGGTCCAGTCCCAGCCAGCACCGCTTTTTCCTCATCGCCTCAAGTGTCAGCGTCGGTCGCGCGCATGCCGCCCACTTCATCATGTTCATCCAGGCGACGCCCGAAGACATCCATTTGTTCAGGTTCTTCGTCAGGATGGCGTTCGTCTCGCTCGGCTTCTGGATCGCGTCGCGTTGCAGGCCGCGAAGGTAGTCTTCCTTCACTGAGACGCCCATGTTCGGGTTGGCCTTGCGCCACACTTCGAAATCCCTGTAGTCGTCCTCGGCGTCAATCCCGTACACGACCGGAAAGAACTCCTCATTTTCGATAGCGCCTTCGAGTACCTGCTTCGCCTCGAGGTGCTTGTCGTAGCAAGGGCCCGACGTATCAGTGCCTGCCGTCGTGATGATTGCGCGCAGCGGCTGCCGGCGAGCGCCCATGCCCGTCTTCATCGCGTCGTACTGATCGGAAGACGAGTGCTCGTGGTACTCGTCAATGATCGCGCAGTGCGGATTGTCGCCGTCTCCAGGCTTGCCGATAATCACGCGGAAGGAACTGCCGCTCTTCTCGGAGTAGATGTTTCCGGGATTGTTCTCTGTGCCGCTGAGTCGGATCTCGAAACGTTGTGCGAACTCGGGATTTTTCTTCACCATCAACCATGCCGGCTTGAATACGAAGTAAGCCTGCACTTCCGATGTGGCCCCTGCGAGGACGTCCGCGCCTGCTTCACCGTCGACGAAGGTCATATAGAGCCCGATGATGGCGCCCATTGTGGACTTCGCGTTCTTGCGGCAGATCTCCCAATAGAGTTCACGGAATCGACGCATGCCGCCGCTCTTGCGAACCCACCCGAACGCGACAGCGAAAAGGAAGCACTGCCAGTCTTCGAGAACGATCGTCTTGCCGGCCCACTCGCCTTTGACGTGCAGCATGTTTTCGGCGAACTGGCAGATGGATTCGGCTGGCGGAAGTTTGCCGGCTTTGCCGCGCGGGTTGAAGGCATAAGGGAACTCGTCGGACTTGGACCGCTCCAGATCGTCGAGGTGACGTTGGCAGGCAGCACGCAGCAGCTGCCCCGCGGGATACTTTCCAGAGACAACGCCACGCGCGTACTCGGTCGCCCGCGCGCCGTAACTCTTTTTAGCCACCCAGACCGCTCCAACGGTCGCCGGATCCCGAAGACTGGCTGCAGGCCGGAATGGGATCCGCGTTGATCCGAGTGCGCGAGGCTGGCGACATGCCGAACTCCACGAGGTATGTGTGCATCAACTCGGCGCAGCGCTTCTTGATCGAGAAGTAGGGATTCTCGACGAAGTTGCCGCCCGACTTTTCAATCGTGCCGTCGGCTTTCTGGATAACCTTCTCGCTGGTCTTGATGACCTTGCCCAACCGAGCAACCTTTTCCGTGGCGTCCAGCCAGTCGGACCAGGCTTCACAATAAACGGCCAGCGCCGCTCGATCGATCCGAGACAGCAGACCCAACTGGAACAAGTCCTGCGAGATCCGGCCCCACTCCACCTTGGCCGCGTCGCTCAACTCCGGAGGCACCGACGGGATTTCCATCTGCGGCTTCGGCTCGTTCTTCATCCGGCCTTTGCGCGCGGTCCCCTTGACGAGTTTCAGCGACGTCGGGATGGAAGGACGGCCGGTCTTCACTGCTCGAGCGTCGCCTCGCGACCAGTGAATTCCTGCCAACGCTGGATACAAACGTCGACGTACGCCGGGTCAATCTCGAGTCCGAGCGCCGTTCGGCCGGTCGACTCCGCGGCGATGATCGTCGTCCCGGAGCCCATGAATGGGTCGTAAACGCACTGGCCTTCGTTGGAATTGTTGAGCATCGGCCGACGCATACACTCGACAGGTTTCTGCGTGGAATGGCCGGTCTCGGACTTGACGGGTTTGTTGATTTCCCAGAGCGTCGTCTGCTTGCGGTCGCCGGACCAGTGCCCCTTCCTTTCCTTTGCGAACCGCGTACCAGCA